GGATTCGCCGGCCGTTCCACCTTGTTATAAGACGCAAAAGACGCCGCGTTATTCCCGCTGTTATCAGCCTCCAAAGGAAAATCGCTGATAATTGTTTCCTTATCGAATTCGAGTGAACTGGTTGAAAGTATGGGACCAGCTCCGCCTGCAATCTGTTGAATAATAGACTGAAAAAGTCCGTTACCTTGTGACAGCATCCCAAGCTGGTTACCTTGGGGATCGAAGATACCCCAAAGTGTGCCACTCTGAACCGCCGCGGCGAGTAGAGTTTGAACTTGACCCAAAGCAACTTGAATAACTGGAGGAATATTCGCGCCGCGCACTAAAGCCGGCACGCCTGGATATGGCGGAACGTTAGGAAAAGGAATGTTAGGCATTAATTCATTCCCGCGTTTGCTTGACTTGCGAAAAGGTAGTCCCAAGCCTGGTGCGATACGTCTTCCGCGATTCCCTTTGCGTCTGTGGCTTGCGTGTTGACAATTACGGTCCCAATGTCAGTTTTAACGCTCTTATCAAGGCTTGACGGCCCGCTCCCGTTGCCCTGTGGCGCGCTCGCGGCCATAGATGCGGCTCCAGGTATCCCGGCGAGCGCCTGAGCGTACCCTGTGGCGTCTGGAGCGTTAAAGATATTTGCCTCCGCCGTCCGAATTCTGGTGAGCTGTGGAACTTCTACCATCTTGCCGTTAACGTCAGCATGATTCCAGCGCGCAAATTCAGCATCGGCACCGGCGTAGTCCCCGACGTTGAGCTTTTGCAGCAAGGTAGATTTTTGTAAGCTACCGGCGCCGGAAGCGAACGCAAAGTCTGTGAGCGCGTCCCGCTGATGGCTAGTGAGAGCCACCTTGACGTATTTGTCTACGGCCGCGCGAGCGTCCGCCAAATCTTGAGCCAACAAGTCATGTGCCTGTGCGTCCGTGATGCCCTTTGAGAAATCCTCACCAGGCTTGACCAGATGGCCGATTCCGATAGTCTCTTTGCCGGCAATATCCTTGTAAACCTGGTTGCGAATGCCCTCATGTGAGAGAACGAAATCCGCAAGGTTGCTCCCCGTTGGAGAGCTTTTGGAACCGGCCGCCGATTTTACCCTCAGCTCCGGGTGATAGTCAGGGGTTTTAATTCCGATAGCTTCCTTGATGGCATCCACGCCGGCAATGAAATCATCGGACCACTTATGACCCGTGACGCGCTCCCACAGCTTTGTATAGGCTTCAAAGAGCCCAACAATCGCATCCTTGAGCCACGTAACGCCCTTAATGGCTCCCTCGATACCTGGTTGCCACTTGCCCCAATCGATGAGGGAATCCCCGCCCCGTTTCCAGGTTTGGTAATCCTGCCAAAGCAACGCGATTCCGGCCGCAAGCGCCAACACAGCAACCACGGTCAAATCGATTGGCAAAGTTGCGAGCGCAATTGCTCCGAGCCCTACCGCGATGACCTTGAGAAAATCCTCTATAACTTCCTTGTTTTCCTGAGCCCAATGTATGAAGCCTGTCAGCATATCAAAGAGCTTTTCCAGACTCGGAGCCGCATCCATTAGCAATGTTCGGCCGAACGCCGCGAAACCTTGCCGTACATCGTTAATACCCCGCTGAAGCTTGCTTGCTTCCTCAGCCTGAGCTTTTGTAACCGCGTTTTGCTCCTTCTGTCGACGAATCTCAAGTTCTAATTCCTTGCGTCCCTGAAGCAACAGATTCATCGTTCCCTGGTCAATCCCCATCATGCGACCCATGTTGTTTGCTGTGGTCCGGTCCATACGGGAAAAGTGGTCTGACAAATCGAGCAAAATATCAGTAACAGGGCGAGCCTTGCCCTGGAAATCCGCGAGTGAAACTCCAAGAGCTGAAAAAAAAGGAATCAAACTCGATTCCCCCGTAAGCATCAGTTGAGTTTGTGACTTGGAGAGCATATCGAACGTGCCTTGCAAACCGGCCGCCGAACCCCCAAGCCGCTCCGCCGCGTTCGACCAGGCGGAAATATCGGACACGTTCAACTCTAGGTTTTTTGAGAGCCTATCGAGCTGAGCGTTTGTATCGATGAAATCTTGAATCATTGCCTTGATTGCAACCGTACCGCCGATGACAGTAAGTAAACGGGTGAGCACATGAGTAACGTTCTCTGTGCTCTTTGCAACCTCTTTCGTGGATGCCGTCAGTTTCTTATTGCCCTGCTCCGCTTTCGCGCCGGCTTTCTCCAGGTCTTGCAACTTTTTGACCGCGCGAGCTTGCGCCGGCGTAAAGTTCGAATCGTCAAGCCCGAATTCGACAACCAGAGCATCAATGACGGTCATGGTTCCCTTGGAGTGTTGTACTCGTCCACAGATGCAATTTCAACTAAATCGTATGCGTCTTGGACTCCGTAAACCGTTTGCAATTCGTTCAGAGTTGCTAAGCGCCTGGAAATCAAAACCCCGATTACGCGCGTGCAACTTTGGTACGGGAGGATTTGCCGGTTAGCTCCGCGAACCGCTCTCTGAGGGACGGGAGAACGGCCAACAAAAAATCCGTGTGTAACTTCCACACCTCCAGGCGGAGATTGACCCTGGTGGACACTTCCTCTATGTCCGCGTTGTCAGGGTCATGCGATTCGAGCAACGGCCGAATGAGTGAGGGCTTGCGCGCGTCCGGAATGAACTTGACGCAATCCATCATTTCTTGGAGCAAAGGCTCCGCCGTCTCCCACTTGAGCCCCGAAAGGGCTTTGAATCCCATAGTTGCGAGCGCCGCCATGCCCAACTTTTGATAGTTGGGGGGAATATCTACGTTGGAACTCATCAGCGCCATGAGGGTACGCATTGCCCACGATTCCCCCTGAGCCGCTGACATTTCGGTAATGAGGAAGGTTTTACCCTCATCCCGATTCTTTTCTGTGACTGAGTATGTTGCGGTTTTACGTCCCATGCCTTCCCCTCCAGTTATTGACTCGCTCGAGCTTCCCATTCCGCGAGAAATTTCTTATCCGCCGGGTTGCTCTCTGCGATAACGCTATAGTGACAGATGCGAGCGCGCCGGAAAGCTGCTACCAACGTATCAGGAGCCGCGCTGTTGGCCGCCTGGAGGGTTGCCGGTCCCCACTCCCCATCTCGCGCCACAGGCGGTCCCAGTGCTTGCTGTAGCAGCTTTACGGCCGTGCCTGGTCCCATGTTTACTGCGTCATCGAAAACGCGCTTTGCAATCTCATCGGAATCGAGCTGGTCAAACCAGTTATTCCAGAAATTCCGGCGATAGAAAAGTTCTACAGCCGGCCCGCGTTGAGCTTGGGGTACGGCCGCAATATTGGCGAACTCTTGAGGGAACGCGGCACTATTGATACCGCTTACGGTATGGGCTCCGGCCGGAGCATCGGGGACGATAGCATACTCGCGCTTACCGTCCTCATTGTTCATCATCCATTCAAAAGCAACTTCAAATGATGCCATTCGTTTTGCCTCCCAAGCGCGCGCCGCGCGGGAGTTACGGGGAAGGCGGCCGCAACTTTAGCCCCGCGCGGAACTGATTTAAATGAGTGTTGGAGCGATACTCTCCCATTCGATAGCAAACTCAACGGGCTGGAGTACCTTTCCACCATCAGGAAGAGGTTTCCAGTTTTTCAGCGTTCCCTTTGTGCAAACGAACGATTCGCCGGTTGAGGGGAGCGTGATAGTGCCGATGATGTAATATACATCCCCTTGCGCTATCTGAGCGTTGTAAATCGTGTTGAAAAACAAACGGCTAGGGCTATCGCCCTGGAACGAGAAATTTTGAACCGGCATGTTATAGACAATGCCGGAAGTCTTTCGGCCGTCAACTCCCCTTTGAGATTCGCTCACTTCTACCTGCTCCGTTATCCAGGCTTTATCTGTAGAGAATCCAGACATCTTCACGGGGACGGGATAGAGCCCCGGCACGCCGAAGGCAATAACTGCATTTGCGCTGGTAATTGACATGGTTTCCCTTTCGTTACAGAATATCGAGACTGCTCATGGTGATAAACTGGATTGAACCGCCGTCCGTGTACCAGAAATTGATTACCGGCGAGCCGCGTTCCGCGCGAACCGTCGCACCAGGATCAAGGATTTGCAAATAGTAACCCTGAGTTGAAATGAGCTGGTCAACAGGTTGCCCGGCTTGCTGATTCACTTCCGCAATCTGCGAAGCGGAAAGACTCACGCCAGTACGAATCGCGCTGAAATTGAGCGCTGCGGCAATTGGCCCTCCCACTAAAGTTGTGCGGATATCCCCGTAACCAGACGCATTGTAGGGAATGCTTCCAATGGTGGTAAGCAAGCTCAGCAAAGCAACCTGAAATTGGTCATTCATCCATGCGTCATCGATGAATGTATCAATCCAGGGGAACTGTCCGGGCATGTTGGAATTGTTAAAGAATACAAAACCTTGATTGCGAGTGGACACAGGACCGTAATAATTGTATCCATTCGCAATCAAATTGAGCCCCGTTTGCTGGTTGGCACACGTTGGCAACAATCCATTTTGTGAAAGAAACGTCAGGGTAACGCGACCATTCGTATTCGCGAAATTGATTGACGCGATAGCGCCAGCCACAAAATCAGCCGCACTCTCAACCAACTCTGCGAGCGTAGAGCCCACGGGAACTGCCGCCGGGTCCCCGCCAATGCACGCAACGCCGTTGTATTCGGCCGCGATTGCAACCACTCCAAAAGGCTCCGTGGCGTTCTGAACGCTCGCCTGAGTATCCGAGTCCCATGCAAGGAAAAGATAAGCGTCATCGGCTGCATTAAACCACGCCGCGAATGCTTCCTTTTGCGTGAGAGTGGGCTCCCAATTGCAAGTTTTCATCGTGACCCAATTTTGCGAATTTTGAACTGCGTTATTCATTGCGGACGCCGGCGTATCAGCAACTGCGCCTTGCGAGAGCTGAGCGCCGCTCGCGCTGGTCAGCAACAGGTTCGTTGCGAGATTGTTTGTTCCCGTGGCAAAGGTAATCGTCGAACTCGCGCCGGTTGTAGCGTCCGTGAAAACGAATGTGCTGGTAACAGCGTTCCATGCCACGGTAAACCCAGGGCTGGTGAACGCCGCCTGGATCGCCGCCGCCGCCGCCGTAAAGCTCGCAAAACCTGACGGCGTGATGGTTGAGGAAGTCAAAGGAGCGCCGTCAAAATCCACGGTCAGTGTTCCGGCCGGAATCGCGTTGAGCTGAGCGAGCGTAACGTTTTTGAATGAGCCGGAAGTCAGGAAAGCCGCCCGAGCCGCCGCATTGTAAGCCGCAAAGAGAATGGCGGAGGGGCTGAGAGTGGCGTTTCTGTAACCATTGAAATAAGTTTGTGTTCTTGAAACTTCCGGCGCATTCGGCCCAAAGAAAGCGGAGACAGCCGCCACGCTTGGAAAACTGAGAACTTGATTCGTGGGCATTGACAAGCTCTGTGTGAGTTGCAAGCCATTCAGTACCAAACCAGCTCCGCCTGCGTTGACCACGCCCGGATTGATTTTCACGAATTGAGATGCGGGGATCGTCATGGTATATCCTCAGAAATCGTTAGCTTAAGCTGAGTAGCTGACTGTTGCGGTACGAACACATCAGGATTGTACTGCAAAGAGCAAGTCAATGCCCAATGAAATTGATATTGTTCCTCCCCAGTCACCAGCGGAATTTGATGCCCCCGGTCACAATAGAGCGGAGCTATGCCGGAAGGAAATTGGTCCGGAGCATACGAAGAACGATAAACAGCCTTGACCGCTCTACACCAATCCCCGGCACTATTGCCGTAGAAATCAACCTGAATATCAATCTGAGTTGGCGTTGAAATCTTCGCTTGTAGAGTGGTCCCGTTATTTACGAACGTAGGAGTTTCTATGTCATCCTGAAAAAGTTCAGTTACTACAACATAGGTATTTGGAGGCGGAGGAACGAGGTTTTGCTGACCTCGAATAATTTGAATGGGGTTATTATTCGCGTCCAATCCCACAAATGGCTGTAAGAAGGCCATTACCGCTTCAATAACCGCATCCACCAGAATTGTAGGAACGTAGGGAGTAGACGCCATTATTGAGCCCCCGTTGCTTGTTTTAGAATCGCTACCTTAGTCCATGACGGCCACGATTCGAGCGCCTTGATTACTAGCCATTGCCCTTGCAGCTCCGGCGGAGCGCCGCTCTGTGCGCCAATGACAATCAAGTCTCCCCCACGGCTATCGGGACGAATTACGTTCGCAAGGCTCCCGTACATATACAGCGCCCGAATCGTCCCTTGGATATTCATTTTGTCAAGATGCCGGAGCGTATCCCCATCAAGAGCCTGAACCTGTGCGGGTCCGGTTACCGCGGCGCCGTACCGTGGCTGTTGGCGACCGGCCGTCCCCATGCTGTATCCAGTAGACGCTAACCAGGCAA